GATTTCAAACAACCTTGCACCATGGCGACTGCGATGGATAGCCATGGCTGATGCAATAGCCGTTGCAATGAAGGCGCAGAATGATTTCAAGGATGCCATGGACAAGGCGTCGAAGGGGACGGCCACAACAGACGATAGAATAACCATAGCAACAAAACAGCTCAGAGAACTTGAAGCAACGGCAAAAGAGGCTAAAGCAAGCCAGCAACAGGCAATCATGGCGTTTGGCGAAGGGATGGGCGGAGATACTGCGTATATCGATGACCAAGTAGAGGCCCAAAAACAAGTAATAGCATCCCTCAAAGAACAGGAACGGCTTGAAAAGCTTTATGCAGGCGCAAATGCAGCAAGGAACCAGTCAGATATCGACAAAGCCAAAAAGGCAGCAGATGATGCCGCGTGGCAGACCGCGCTTGATGAAAAGAGATTGGGAATCGCCAAGCAATACTCTGACAGCATGCGCACAATAACCCTTCTTGGAATGACCGGCAAAGAGGCAGAGGAAGCAAGGCTTGCCGCTGTTACCGCACAATCCGAGTCATACGCAAATCTCATTGTATCAATGAATCTTGTCAAAGGAGCGACTACCGATGCCCTTGACGCTTCGCTTCAGCTTCAAGGCATTTTGGAGCGAGGCGGGTTTGATATAAGAATGGAAGGTGCCCAAGATGCAATGGATGCCATCGATGATGTGATGGGAGGCATCGACGCGCTTACGGAAGATCAGAAAAAAAATGTGGCGTCAACCGGAATATTCAAGCCGTCCATGGAAGGCGCTCAGGAATACATGGATGCCATCGATGATGTGATGGGAGGCATCGACGCGCTTACGGAAGCTCAGAAAAAAAATGTGGCGTCAACAGGAATATTCAAGCCTTCCATGGAAGGTGCCCAAGATGCAATGGATGCCGTTGACGAATTGAACAAAGGGATGAACGACAGCAAGAACGCGATAAAGATGATGATGATGGCATACGACACTACCATGACCGCGAACGTCGATAGCACCAAGAAGCTGACAGAAGCCCAGCGTGAAATGGAATCGGCTCTAAAATCAGGATTTTCCAGCATGTCAGAGGCATTCGGGGCCGCGATGGTGCTTGGTGAAGATGGATGGAAGGCTTTCGGTCGTGCAGGACTAAACGCGGTTGCCGCAGTGCTGGAAGCCCTAGCCGCCGCCAAGGTGGCAGAGGGAATTGCCGCCGGATTCTCGGTTATCGGCGCTCCGCTTGCTCCAGGATATTTTCTGGCAGGTGCCGCGCTATATGCCGCCGCAGGAGCTACAAGGGCTATCCCCATGGCCGAAGGTGGAAGCGGCACAGTGACCAAGCCCACCCTCTTCCTTGCCGGTGAGGCCGGGCCGGAATCGTTCGCGTTTGGCGGGGCCAATAACAAGCTGATGGGTGGAAAAAGCTACAGCACCACCACGGTAAACAACACCGTGATCCAGAATATAGGCGGATCGGTGATAGCCGAGCGTCAGGTCAAGTCGCTTGCCATGAGCGGACTGGCCCAGGCTTCAAGGGGGTATTAGATGGCAGATATAACTTTTGCGAAACCTACTTTCACGGACGGGGTATCGCAGGTTTCGGCGGCGACGTTCCAGCCGATTGCTGACGCGCTGGATGCAGTTGTCAAGAGGGCTTGGATATCGACTACGGCAACAGGTGGAGAGGACGGCAACGGCGGGCAACCACCATCAGCCAAACCAAACAGGACAATAGGATCACCTCCCGGGTATTTCGGAGTTGTCTTGCACTCAGATGGCAATGCCGTGTCCGTTCCAGCTTTGGGTGGGCAAGTTAAATGGTACAGCATGACTGGAGTCAACATAGGCACTACTGGCACCACACAAGGGATTAGTGCATCAGGAGCGGCGCTTGGAAACCAGACCGGATCAGCGGTTGTCATGTACGAAAGGATATCGTGATGAAAATAAAACAGGCGCACAGAAGGTTAGACGGAACATACGTAGTTGATAATTACCACGTATGCCCAAAAGAAAAAGACCCTTACGGAAAGTACGACATTGCCGAAGTCGAAGCCTATATCCTCGACCACCCCGAAGCCCTGATCCCCGAGCCGGTCCCGCCAGAGCCGACGGCGGAGGAGCTGGCCGCGCGGCGCAGGGCTGAGATCAAGGCGCAGATCGCCGAGCTTGACCGACAGAGCATAAGGCCGATACGGGCCAAAGAGCAGGACAGGCTTGACGAGATCGAGGCAAGGGTAGTGGAGCTGAGGGCTGAACTGAAGGCGCTGGAATAAAGGCGGTTTGACATGGCGCTGAAATATATCGACCAGGCATGGAAGAATGATCAGCGCGTCAACTTCGCGCACCGGTTCAACTTCTACATCAACCCACGGGGAAGGGTGCTTCCGGCGCTCACATCCGCCGGGGTGTCATATGTCAAGAATACGTCAGTAAACGGCGACAATATGCGCGGGACGTACCGGATGCAGACGGGTGCGACAACCAGCATTACCTACCTCTACACCATGCCGCAACGCTTCATCGTCGAGGGATGGATCAAGCCGGGATTCGCCTACAACGTCGCCGGAAACCAGACGCTTTTCCAGTGCGGGGACGCGGCTGAATTCTCGATCATCTACAACGCCACCACCGACAAGATCGACATGATCCAGAGCCCCGGCACAACCCTTTCGACAAGCGCCTTCACATCCGACGTGGATCTGCAACAGTGGCTACGTATACGCGCGTGGTACGACAACACGAGCAAACTTGCAGGATTATACGTCACACGCTCTGGCGTCGCCCTATGCGATTCCCAGAACGTTCCAGGGGCCGGTGATTTCATCCCGCTGAATACCATCTCCTTCCTTCCCGGGGTGACGGCGCAATCATCCTATTGGGCTATCCATGAACTTGACGAAACCCTTGCAACTGGGGAATACAAGACGTACCGGGCAGACCGGCAGATAATCTTTGACTTCAACGGCGCAACACTGGGACGCGAGCGCATCCGTATTCCCGTCGTGCACACGCCGACCGACACGCGCGGGGTCAAGTCTTTCAGCCTGTCAAAGTCGGTCGAAAACCCGATGACCGGAAGCGCCGGGGCGAACACGGCAAGCATGACGCTCTACAATGTCAACGGGCAGTTTTCCGATGACCAATACGACGCATTCGATCCGTTTGAAGGCCGGTACAACGGAACGCAGAAATACCTGCAAAACCGCGTCGGCGTCGAGATCGAAAGCGACTACCAGGTCAGCGCGGGCAGCATAGTCTACTTCGGAGCGTCAACGCTTTTCGGCGTGACCATGTACGGTAACCTTGCGACCTCAAACGTCGAGCCTGTCTTCATGGGCCGCACAACCCCCGGCGCTTTCCGTCGCTCTTCGCCGAGCAAGTTTTACGGGGAGGTATCCATCGACATCGAGGACGGCATATCCGAGCTTGGTGAGACGAAACTGCGCCGGGCCTACGGGTTCGACACCTTCGACCTCTCAGATCCGGCAAGCGAGGCGACAAGCCTTTACCATTCGATAGCGCGGCTTGTCACGCAGAAAGAGATCCGCAACTATATCGGTAATTCATCGGTAGAAAACGCCAACGCCAATTCCTGGACAAACACGGGCATGGCTACGTTCGATCGCTCGAACACCTACGCACAGTTCGGAACCTACTCGATGAAGTGCATTGCGGACACCATCGGCGACAAGGTTACGCAGAGAATCACTTTCGTGGGTGATGACAAGATCGACGTTGACGACGTGTTCAACTTCGCTTGCTTCATCCGTCAGGGCACCGCGTCAGCCGTGAAAATAATGATCGAGGAAACCGACTCAGGCGGCACGATAATTGGTTCGGCGAGCGAGACGGCCTGCGGCACGGACACGGCGTTCTTTACCCGCGCGAACGTGTCGCGCACCATCCTTTCTTCATCATGCGTCGGTCTGCGTGTTACCATCTATGCCGTCGCCACTTCCACATTCTACGCGGACGGCTTCATGTTGACGCGCGGGATCGATCCTGTTGACTGGTTCATCGTCAACGCCAACGACGGGACATCCGGAGTGATCAGCGCCGATTCCTACACCGCCGGCCTTTACGACAGCGTTGCAATCGACGCCGACGCGGTTGACATCGCACACCCCTACGCGCTTGTGGAAAAAGGGAACACGGCATGGGACGCGCTCAAGAAGATCGGGGATGCTTCGATAGCGGCTTACAACGGCATGAGCCCGGACGGGGTGCTGCAGTTCAGGGTAAGGTATAACTCCGATGATATGGAAAACCTGGGGGACATCGAGAGCTTCGGGGGCGTGGCGACAAGCCTCGACGTTGACGGAGCGAACTCGATCAAGGTGCATGGGGTAATAATCAATGGAAGTGCAGGAAGTGGATCGACACCTACAAAGAAGATATGGTCCGGTGAGGCTTCGGGGGTATTCCAGACCGACGACGGAGGGAAGATGCTCCATCCAATATCGGACGCGGCGTATATGTCGGTATCAGGCGCTACGGAAATTGAACTGAAATACAGCGAGGATCTATGAGCAAAAGGCTCGACCTGACAAAGGTTTCAGAAAACTATTCTGAAAGCGACACTGGATGGCGAACATACAATCCAGCCATGGGCTTTGGAATCAAGCTTGACTCGAGCAGAAAATATACTCCAGAAAAGAAAACGATAAAAATACTTGGCGCAAACGACGTTGTTTTCCATGAGGTGACATACAATGCAGGCGACGGATCATCCAAGGCAATAGACGGACTGACAGAGACAATCGACAAGACGACCTACCCTGACCGCGCGATACTGAAGCTTTACAACGGTCGCGGTTTCAACGTTTACCTACGATCAGCGACGCTTGACGGAAAACTAATCTATCAATACTCAGGCGAGGCGGGCGAGCTGATCCACGATTCCCTCAAGCGAGACGACGACATCCGGCGCAACGGCGAGACCGTCTTTGAAATAGGAAACGAGTACATCGTGGACGGGACCCAGTGCGCGAAGATCGCTGACTACTGGTACAAGGCCCTGGGAAAGAAAAAGCACATGTACGCCCTGTCAATACCCGGATCATGCCCGTGGTATTCCGTGGGCGACTGGTATAATCTACAGGTTGGGGAGGCTGACACAAATGAATACATCGACGCGGCGGTTGAATGTTTCGCGGTTGACGTTGAGCGCAGTGCTGGCGGCATCGGCTCTACTAATCTTATCCTGCGAGACGTCGAGGATAATTGGGCAAAGACCACACTCTACGAAACCAGGCTCGCCACAGGAGGAAGCCCCAAGCGGAGAGTCAACCGATCCAATATAGTGACCGTTGCAAGCTCAGAGTATGACGGGACATACGACTACAAGTGCGACGGGACAGATGATGACGTGCAGATCCAGGCGGCGATTGACTATGTGAGCAACACGTGGGGCGGTGGGACGATACAGCTGACGAATGGCGCGTATATTCTAGGTTCAAGCGTATATCTAAAAACAAACATGCGGCTTATTGGAGAAGGAGCGAACAGCATAATAGAACTATCTTCAAACAGTTATCAAATAGTTGTGGGAACATTATCAAATGTCTGCGAGAATGCAACTCTATCAAACTTCAAGGTTCTATCGTCAACCCCAGCCATCCCGGGATTCTCAGGAACAGACATGATTACCGGGTCATACTTTAACAAGATATATGTTATGAATATAATGATTGACGGCAATGACACTCGATCAGGAATTAATTTACAGTCAGCGTTAGGGTATGGTTTTGATTCTATAGTGTCAGAATGTATTTTTACAAAATGTTACAGTTCATCGATTGCTTTGGGTGGGCAAAGATTAAGAGTCTCAGACTGTGTGATAAGCAACAATAAGGATGGATCGGCTTTTTACATCTCAGGCGGAGATAATATTGTATCAGGCTGTAATTTTGTGAACATAAACGTAAATAGTGATGATGGATCTATAAGAAGTGGCATTGAACTACTTGGCAACAGAAATTCTATTAATGGTTGCCGCATTCAGACAGTGAATGTATCTGCGTCTTACTCATCTCGCGGTATATATGTTGTAGGTGATAATTGCACTGTCTCCAATAATATCGTTACAACATGTGGAACCGGCATTGTGATTGCGGCTAATGCTGACCGAACGGTATTGACCAATAACCGATCCACAAACAACACAACTGCAAATTTCTCAGATTCCGGCACAAACACAACTGATGCTGGAAATGACTGGAATTAACGGAGGTTTCAACTCATGACGCGACTACAGATTTTCGACCGATGCACCAAAGGCCCGTGGACAACTTCCGGGCTGGGCGTCCAATGGCGCTGGAAGGACGGCGTGCTTGCCTTCCAATGCACGCGCGACCGTCAGGACTGGCTTTTCAACCTGTTTGCCGGCCGGGCTGAAATCGACGGGGACCTTGCCCATGCCGGGTTCGCCTCATTGTGGGCGTCGGTTCTTCATGAGGTTGCGGAGGCCGTGGGAACGACGTCCGGCTTCCAGATCGAGGGCTACTCGCAGGGGGCGGCGCTGGCCACCCTTGCGTACCGTTATTTCGACAAGCGGGGACAGAGACCGCATGGTAACGTGTTCGGAAGCCCAAAGGTATTCGCGCAGAAAGTGACCTGCGAGGATCTTGAAAACATCCAGACCCACGGGGACCTCGTTTCCGCCCTTCCATTCTTCCCGTGGTTCAGGCACACCGGGACCGTGATAAGATTTGGCAAGCAGCAGATGATACCGACGCCCATGAAACACACGCCGGAAGAATACCGAAAAGCATTATCATAAAGGAGCCGGCATGACCGAAGCGGAGCAGGGACGGATAAGCGAGAAAGTGGACACCGTGGCGAGGGACGTAAGCAAGCTCTGGACGGAGCACCGGGTTCTTTCGTCGGTTGTGCAGGGGCCGGACGGCTCGAACGGGCTGAAAAGCCGCGTTGTCACCCTGGAGGAATGGAAGGAGAAGCACATGGAGGCTTCAGGGGAACTCAGGAAAGAGCTTGCCCACTATTTCGACGTCAAGCGGGAAAGCACCTGCCACGGGATCAAGGCGCTTGACGAACATATAGCCCAGCACATCAAGCTTTCCGAGGCGTCGGCCATGAGCAAGGAAAGCAAGGTGAAAGCCTTCCTCCAGGGATGGGGGCAGGTGCTTCAATTTATCGGAATCATCATTGTCGCCCTCATTGCGGCGGCGAAGGTATGACGGTCCCCTGGGTATGGCAGCGGGACGCCGGAATCCTGAAGGTTGACGGGACCGATTACGAGTGCCTGTCAAACGTCCGGAACGAATTGAACGGGAAGCGCCGCCTTCACGACTCGAAAGAGGTTGTTCGCATGATCCCGACATCCCACCCATACATGCCGCGACCGTTCCCCCTGGGTAGATGGTCCATCCTGGGGGTGATACGCAGGCACCCCGGAGATCCACGGTACAACGTGCTTGGGCCGGTTTTCATCCGCACCGACGCAAGCCAGGTCCTGCCCGTCTGGGCGCTTGACAGCCTGGGAGGTTACGACCACGAGACAGACGAGCTGGTTATGGATACGGCATACGGCTTGCACGCTTCCCCTGACTCGCTGACAACTTGGGGGTGCGGGCGGCTTTCATCGGCGACCGTCGCCCGCGAGCTGGGGCGGCTGGTGGACATAAACGACAGGATAATTCTGGAGGTGGTTTAATGGGGTTCGGGTTAGACCTTAAAGGCATTGGCGACATACTCACCGGAGCCGGGACACTCGCAAAGGATGTCCGCTCAGCAGTAACCGGCGAGATAAGCCCGGAAAAGAAGGCGGAACTCGCTTTGAAGGCGCAGGAAATGGAGCTGGCACTTTCAACCGCCCAGACCCGCATAAACGAGATCGAGGCGGGATCAAGTAAGTGGTTTGTGGCATCCTGGCGGCCTGCCGTAGGATGGATATGCGCCATGGGTCTTTTCTACGGGACCATCGGCAAGCCCTTCATCGAGTTTATAGCCCGTGTTTTCGGGTACGCGGGTGAATTCCCGGCGATAGACTCCGACACCCTGAACACCACTCTTTTCGGGATGCTCGGCCTTGGCGTCATGCGTACCGCCGAAAAGATCAAGGGTGCCGCCGGTAATCACTAAATCAACGCCATAGCGCATCGCCAACGGCCCTTGGCTGGCCTCAGGTGGGCTTTTGCGGCGCTTTACTGCTGACACAACCCCTACAGCCCTGCCCTTCACCGGGCGGGGCTTTTTTTTGTCGAAAAATAATTGAAAATAATTGAAATAATCGCTTGACAGGCTAACCGATTGGGTATATAGTTATATCAAGGTTAAGGGGGACAAGATGGTACAGATTACAAAGACTGATGGATCGGTAGTAGAGATGGCCGGGTCGATGAGTGACAAGCTTTTTGCCAGGCTTGCCAAGACCCAGGGATGGGCGTCATACAAAGAGACGATCATGACCAGAGAGCAGGCGCTGGCCAAGATGAGTGATAAGGACCGCGAGGCCAAAGCTTACTATGACAGCAAGGCCAGGACCGAAAAGGCTCTTAATTTCTAGGGGGGCATGATGTATATATCAGGAGTACGGGATAGGCTAACCGGAGAGGTGGTTTATCAGGCAACTGGCGAGACGTATTTTGATGCTCACAAAAAGTCAGAAAAATGGTGCAAGGCAAACCTTGGAGAGCGGGGTGCTATCATTGATGACCTGAAATCAGCCGCCTCCGCCCTCGGCAAGAAGGGCGGCGCGTCAAGGTCCGAGGCCAAGCGCCGGGCCGCGAAAGAGAACGGCAAGAAGGGCGGACGCCCCAAGAAGGTTGCACCGCCCGAACCAGTCGAGGTGCAACCATGAACCAAGATCAATACGACCTGCTTTTCAAGCTCTTGATCGAGGGATCGACAAGCCTATACTTGAAAGGCGAAAAGATGATGACATCGGCCCCGGCCAGTATCTGCATAGCGTTGACGGAAACGCTCGGGCCGGAAGAGCGGGAGAAACTCAGGGCGACTATGAAAGCGGCAAGCGACGCCGCGCTATCAAAATACAGGGGTGAGGCATGAAGATCAAGCGTGAGGATAGAATGTGGTACGTGTTTATCTGCGGTCGGTGGGTGCCCGTGGGGACGCTGAAAAACGCCATTGTAGCCATGGAGGTGCGGAAATGATGGTGCTTTCGTACATCGTCGCAGGATTCGCCATCGCCTTCGTTGTTATTTTCGGGCTTGGATCTGTTTACCTTGCCCGGGAAAACTCGAAGCGCCGCCACTCCGAGACCATCAAGAGGTTGCCCCTGTGAAATACGGCAAGGCAAAGCGCGGGCGGTCATACGCCGAGAATAAGGCCATGGCCGCCTACCGCCTTGAGCACCCGGTTTGCGAGGCTTGCGGACGGGAGCAGTCCCAGCACACGCACCACATAATCACAAAGCGCGCCGGTGGACCGGGGGAGTCGTGGAACTTCCTGGCCCTTTGCGCCGTGTGTCACTCGACAATCCACGATGCGGGGTGGAAAAGTTCATGCGACCGGTTCCCCCGGATAGCGGGGAAGATCGTGTCAGCCCGTGTCATGGATGGTAGAAGTCTTAAATAGAATAAACGAAGGGGCGGCTAAGTGCGTCATGGGACTCAGCCGGGAATGCGCATCCGGTGCCAGGCTGGTTCGACTCCAGCCCCCTTCATACCCCGCACGGTGTTTCGGCCCGGCGGTCAATCTGTCCGCTCTTGACCCCGGAGACCATAGGGGTGGGTACTGGTGTAACAGCCCCGCGCCGCCGTTGGCGCAACACGGGGCGCATTTTTACAACGGAGGGGACAGGTGGACATGCTCAATTCGCTTTTAATCGAAGGCCGGATCTTTGGGGAGGTGGAGGCATTGCAGACCCCGAAAGGCATCCCGGTAGCGCTATTCAGCGTAGCGTCAGATCGTTTCGAGAATCAGGAAAAGCACGCCATCGTTGTAGATGTCGAGGCCTATGGAAAACTTGCCGCGAACCTTGAAGGGCTGAAGGACGGTACGGCAATTCGCATTGCTGGCCGGCTCGCATATAAATGGGGGGATGCAGGCAAGCGCGTTGTCGTTATCGCCGAGCACGTGGAATTCAAGCCGATATAGCATGTGTGCCATAGCCTTCGCCGCTTTTGTCCTGGTGTCGTCAAGCCTGAGCGCAGACCAGATCGGAGCCGAGACGCTTTCCAGGGTGCTTGCCATCGGTGATGCCGAGGGGGTTCCCCGTTCCGTGGTGTTCGCGCTCATGGCAGAGGAGTCAGGCGGGGACGCGGAGGCGGTGAGCTGGATGACACGTGAGGGCTACCGGAGCGAGGGGCTATTCCAGCTCTACACCCGCCCGGATAACATCGGACACCTGCTGGACTGCCACTGGCGGGGAGACCGGAGGGCGTTCAGGATCATGGACCCGATAGACAATTCACGGGTGGCGCTGGCCTACCTTGCCGACTTGCACCGGCGATTCGGCAACTGGTTCCAGGCACTACTTTTCTACAATTGCGGGCGTGTTGTAGACGCCCCGGAAAGCACGCGGGCTTATGCCAAAAGGATCATAAATGCGAGGTGACAGAATGACGCTTGAAGAGATCGAACAGACGGCAAGCTATGCCCTGGACGTGTTCGGGGACGAATGCCAGATACTCAAATGCGCCCAGGAATGCGCCGAGGCTTCCGCCGCCCTGCTGAAATTCCACGAACGCGGGGACATCCGGGACCGGGACCATGCCGCAGAGGAACTTGCCGACGCGCTATTGTCCATAACATCGGC